AGAAGGACGCATAATTTTTGTATCAAAACGATTCAAAACCCGGTTGCCTCCCCTCTAATCGGCCCAGTTTAACACGGTTTGGCATGTGGCACGCAAGACGGTCGTTAAAACCCGCGACGAACTGGCGAAGGCTGTCGGGAAATCGGTCCGCACGGTGGCAATGTACATCGCCGAAGGCATGCCGGGAACGCCGGGGCATTACGTCGTCGAAGATTGCCTAGCGTGGATCGACGCAAGGGAGAACAAGCGGACGAGTCGCGACACGGACGACCTGCCTGACGACGGGGACTCCCCTGCCCTCGAACGCTACCGGCTCGCCCGTGCCCAGATGGAAGAGTTGAAGCTGGCTCGGCTGCGGTCTGAACTGGTCGAGTCCGAACACATCCAGCAGTGGCTTCAGTCGTTTGCGGTACTGCTGCGGGGCTTTGGGGAAAAGGTGGCGAAGGTCGCACCGGAGCTTGTCGGCGACCTCGATGGAGTGCTGGAGCAGGCTGGCGAAACGCTGGATAAGGTGGTCGGGGCGTATGGTTGCGACGACGAGTAGCGGGCGGGTGAACGTCGGGGCGTTGCGGCAGATGATGCCTCGATTCTCGATGTTGGCTCGTGCGCCTCGGCTGCGGACCATGCGGGAGTTTGCGGAACAAGAGATCGTCATCCCTGACGGTCCGTTTAAGGGCTTCAAGTTCTCGGTGTCGCGCCAGCCTCACGTTGCGTTGTGGTTCGCGGAGATCGACAGCCAGCGATGGCGGCGGCACGTTCTAACCGGGCCGGTGCAGTCGGGGAAATCGCTGATCGGGTTTGTCATCGTCGCAATGTACTACCTGTTCGAGTGCAACGAGACGGTGATTCTCGGCCTGCCATCAATGGAAATGGCGACCGACAAGTGGGAAATGGACATCGAACCGGCGATCCGGGCCAGCCGGTATCGAGACCTGATTCCGACTTCTGGAACGGGATCGCGGGGCGGCAAGTTCGAGTCGATCACGTTCAAGAACGGTGCGACCCTGAAGTTTATGTCGGGTGGCGGGTCGGACAAAAAGCGGTCTGCGTTCACGTCGCGGGTGTTGATCGTCACCGAGACAGACGGGCTGGACGAGGCCGGTGATTCGAGCCGCGAAGCCGACCCGCTGCGGCAACTGGAAGCCCGTACGGCATCGTTTGGCGAGCGTGCCCGTATCTTTCTCGAGTGTACCGTCTCAACCGAATTGGGCCGGACGTGGCAGGAGTTGCAGAACGGCAGTAACTCGCGAATCGCATTGCATTGTCCGCACTGCCTGAAGTGGGTGACGCCGGGCCGGGATAGCCTGATTGGCCACCAGGGGGCCGCGGACGAGATGCAAGCCTATGAGAGGTCTGCGTACTACTGCCCTGACTGCGGCGAGATGTGGAGCGAAGCGGAGCGTCTGGGGGCACATCGCGAGGCCAAGCTACTGCACGGAGATCAAACGGTTGACGAGTCGGGCAAGGTGGTCGGTGATGCGCCGCGTACGTTCACCCTTGGATACCGGTACGCCGCTCCCAACAACTTTTTCCGGTCGGCTGCGGAGATCGGGGCGGCAGAGTGGCGGGCGACGAAGGCCGAAAACGAGGAAGCGACGGAGCGGGAGTTGTGCCAGTTCGTCTGGGCTGTGCCGCCTAAGCCGAGCGTAGAGGCGCTGGTGTCGCTCGATGCTCGCTCGCTGGCTGAGCGGATGCAACATCCGGGCCGGGGGTATGTGCCGAGCGACTGCGACACGGTGACGATGGGAATCGACATCGGCAAGCACATGATCCATTGGACGGCGGTAGCGTGGCGGTCACAGGGGCGGGGCCAGATCATCGACTACGGCATCGTTGAGACGTACGCGGCCCAGCGTGGCGAGGACGTGGGCATTCCTGCGGCACTGTTAGAACTCGCGGAAACGTGGGAAGGCGGCTGGCGAAAGGGCGAGACCTCAATTGGGGCGCAATACGTTTTCATCGACTCTGGATACCGCCCCGAACTGATTTATGCATTCTGCAAAAACAACCCGTCTCGGCTCTATCCGACCAAGGGGTTTTCGACGACCGAATACAGCAGGCCTACGGCGACCGGGCGACACACAGCCCACATTGGCGAGGGCTACCACGTCGAGCGGCTTGCCTCAACTGGCGGGGTGAAGCTGGTCGAAGTGGACGCGGACCATTGGAAAAGCCGCTTGCACGAGGGCTACCAATGCGGCCAAGCCGGGGCTGGTGCGATCACGCTGTTTCAGTCGGGCGAGGCCAACACGCATCTTGCGTTTGCCAAACATCAGACCGCCGAAGAGAAGCAATACGAGATCGACCGGCGGCGCGGCGAGGTGGTGCGTTGGATCAACAAGCACAAACGGCCCAATCACTGGTTTGACTCAACGATTCTGGCGACCGTTGCCGGGTGTCACGCGGGGGTAAAGCTGAATGATAACGACGCAGACACGCCCGGAAGTCCTGCTGCACCAGTTACCACTTGGTTCGCATCCCAACAAAGGCGGTGACATGGAGCGCGTGACCGGAGCGGCCTGCACGTCTTGCGGATGTGAAGAGAGCGAAGTCGTGTCGCAGTCTCGCTGGTGGGGCGAGGCCGTCGAGCGGCTGCGGTGCGCGAACTGCGGGGTGATCTACACCGCGAAGGTGGTCGAGAAGATTGCGCCCGCAAAAAGCGTGGTCAAATACATCCGCATGAGGTGCCCCGGCTGCGGATCGAAGAACGTCCGCACGACTTCAACGCGCGGAACGATCCGCTGGCACAAGTGCGGCGACTGCGAAAAGTCGTTTCAGTCCGTCGAGGACTAGTACACGGCCTGTAATACAACACCTCTGCGCCTCTATCGCTCGCCGAGTTTCCTGCGAAACTTAGGTCATGAGCGTTGCCGACATCAATACCGCGATGGATGCCGCCGTTGCCTACATGGGCACGGGCGATTACGGCGCGGCTATTGCGCAGGCGACAAAGGCTCTCGGGCTGATGGCGATCCTGCCGGACTCACGGCACGGGTCTGGCGAAATGCGGTGGCGGACTGCTGGCGTTGAGGCGTTTATCAATCAGGTTCGCAAGCTGCAATCTGCATCCACTGGGCTGGGGAACTCGGCCGGGATCATGCAGGTGCAGAAGGTGAACTACGTCAACCCCTCGGAGCTTTCGTCATACTGATGGGTGTCTGGTCTTCTATTCGCCGCGCGATGTTTGGTAGCGACGCTTCCCGCGCTTGGGATGCGGCCAAAACGACCAGACTTAACGAAGCTCAATGGGCGCACGCCAAGGGCCAGCACGTCAACGACAAGATCGCGATTGATCTGGTGACGCTGCGGGATCGCGCCATCGACGAGGCGGAACGGAATCCGTTTGTCGAAGGCATGATTGAAACCTACGTTGCCTCGGTCGTCGGAATCGACGGCCCGTCGTTGCAGATTCAGTCTGACGACGCGGAGTTCAACGACTGGGCGGAACAAGCCTGGGCCAAGTGGTGGGAGTCGCCAGACGTAAACGGCGTGTTGTCCGGTGTGGACATCATGCGGCAATGGGTTCGCAGCCTGTGGACCTGCGGCGAGTTTGTGTCGCTGCTGGTGGCTGACGAAAGCCAGCCGATCACGCTGCGGATTCAGGACGTACATCCGCGACGGCTGAAAGCCCCGCTGTACAACGCGATTTCGCCGCTACAGCGTGACGGGATCAAGCGGGACGCGCTGGGCAAGCCGGTCAGCTACTACATCGAATCGTTCCTGTCGGCTGAGAACTCCATCGCCGCGACCGGCGAAGTCACAGAGTACCAAGCCGATTCGGTGATTCACGGGTTCAAGCATCGCGAGCCGGGGCAGATTCGCGGAATCCCGTGGCTCGCTCCGGTACTGCAAACGTGCGCGGACCTGCGTTGCTATGACGAACAGGTCATGGACGCGGCTCGGGCGGCTGCGGATATGGCTGTGTTGCTGTACACAGACCACAGTGACGCAACATACGTTGCCGTCAACGAATCGACCTCGATTGAACGCCGGACGATCCGCACGCTTCCGCCCGGCTGGAAGGCTGCTCAGATGCAGTCCCAACAGCCTGCCGCGCAATACCAAGACTACCGCTCCGAGAAACTGCGGGAAATTGGTCGCCCGGTCAATATGCCGCTGATGATGGTTCGGCTGGATAGCTCGAACCACAACTACTCGTCGGCTCGCTTTGACGGTCAGTTGTTTTCGCGTGGTGTCGGGTCGTGCCAGCGGTGGCTTGCTCGAACTGCGTTGAACCGTCTGGCGGATCGTGTGATGCGAGAATCCAGCCTCGTCGATGGCGTGACGGTGCCGGACTCCTACGACAAGCGCTGGACGTGGGAAGCGATGCCTCACGTTGACCCGAGCAAGGAAGCCGACGCGGCGGAAAAGCAGTTGGCGAACAAGACTACGACGCTTGCGGATGTGTGCGCGACAGGCGGCAAGGATTGGGAGCAGGTGCTACGTCAGCAGGCCCGAGAAAAGGCACTGCTGAAAGACCTGGGGCTTGAGGCTGTGCCAGTGCCTGCCGTACCAGTCGCTCAACCGCTCACGCCGGCTCAACAGAGATGGATCACCGAGCAGATCGAAGCCCACATGGAAGAGGGGGCAACGCGATGACTTGCGAAATCACAACCCGCGCAATGACGCTGACGCCCGGCACGATTGACGAGGCAACACGCTCCGTCGAGGCGGTGCTATCGACCGAAACTCCGTCGATTGTCCGCAGCGGGAAGGGCGTCGTCGAGGAAGTGCTGCGGGCTGACGGTGCGCAGTTCGGCACGCAACTGCCGCTCATTGACGGCCACAACACGACATCGACCGACAACATTCGCGGTTCGGTGCGGGATATCCGTCTGGAAGGCAATCGCGTTGTGGGGCGAGTGGCGTTTGCCGAGACAGACGCTGGCAACCGCGCTTGGGACTTGCTGCGGCAAGGGCACCTCACAGACGTGTCTATCGGCTACCGCGTGAACAACTGGGAAGACATCCCCGCGAACTCGGCCCGCATTGTCAACGGGCTGGAGTATCGCACAGGCCCGCGACCTCTGCGGGTCACGACCTCTTACACGATTCGAGAAGTCAGCTTGGTTCCCGTTGGCGCGGACCAGGCAGCTAAGTTTCGCGCCGACGCAACCACCACAGGAGATGGGAACATGGCCGAAGAAACTGCCGTTGAGCAGACCGCTGGCGAGACGGCGGTTCGCTCGGAAGTGTCCACCAATGTCAGCGCTACGCCGGTGCCGGACGTGACGCGGATGGCGATTGACGCCGACAAGCTGCGTCGTGAAGCCGTCGAGTCGGAACGCTCGCGGATCGCGGAGATTCGCAAGATCGCCGGGAAGGACGTTCCCGAGGACGTGGTCAACCGTTCGATTACCGAGGGTTGGGACACGGCCCGGTTCACCGCGACCGCTCTGGAGCATGTCCGCGCCAAGACGGCGAAACCTGCTGGCGAAGCCCCTGCGGGTCACGTCCGCAACAAGGAATCCGACCTGTCGAAAGATGTTCTCGTGGCCGCTCTGCAACAGCGGTGCGGGACGTACGACTTCAACGCGCAGCCCGAAGCCACGCGGGAGCAGGTCGCCAACACGGCGGAACGCTACGCGGGCTACTCGCTGATGGAGATGGTTCGCGAGTGCGCCCGGATCGACTGTGCGCGTGATCCTCACAACAACAGCGACCCGGCTGGGAACCTGAGCTACATTCGTGCGGCGGTGTCGGGTTCGACGCTGTCGTACGTGTTCACGACCTCGATGCAGGCCCGCTTGCTGGCTGCGTACCAGGAAACGGACGACACGACGGTCTGGTGTTCGGAAGAAGATGTGCCGAACTTCAAAACCAACGACATCATTACGCCGGGCAGCGTCACGCGGATGAAGAAACTGCCTCGCGGCGGCACGGCTGAGCATGGCCAGACCGACGACAAGCGCGAGCAGTACAAGATCGCCCGCTACGCCCAGCAGATGGTGATCGACGAGCAGGACATCGTCGACGAGAACCTGGGCTTCTTCAACCAGTTGCCGACCGAGTACGGGCAGACGGCTCGCAACCTGCGGCCTGACCTCGTCTACGCTCTGTTGCTGGCCAACCCGACGCTTTCGGCGACTGGTGGGGCGTTGTTCAACGCGACCGCCCAGACGGCGACCGGCACGGGGCACGCGAACTTGGCGACGGGTGGTAGCTCGGCTCTGTCGGCTTCGTCGCTGAAGACCGCGATCACCGCCATGGCAAAGGTCGTGAAGTACGACCCGACCGGTGGCGTGAAGCAACTCAACATCAAGCCGCGCTACATGCTGATTCCGTCCGACCTGATGTTCACCGCTCGTGAACTTCTGCAATCGACCGGAATCGTCATCGCGGGGACGGCTGGCAGCGTTACCGAACGCGGCAACGCGAACACGCTCAACGGTCTGGGTATCGAGTTGGTCATGGACAACCGGCTAAACGCTGGTGGCGTGATCGACCCGGCCACCGAGACGGCCTACACCGGGACGGCGACGAACTGGTTCCTCGCTTCGGAGCCGGGTCGCACCGTCCGAGTGGGCTACCTGTCGGGCACGGGCCGCGCTCCTCAGATTCGCCGGTTCAATCTGGACAAGGGCCAGTACGGCATTGGTTGGGACATCGTTCTCGACATCGGTGTGAAGGCCATCGACCACAAGGGCATGTACAAGTCCGCCGGTGCGTAGTGTCAGTCTGTGATAGCCGGGGTGGCGTGTGCTGCCCCGGCTGATTCTTCCCGCAATTCAAGTTCAAAGGGGTTCATACAATGGCTGACGCGGCTTTGGTTGATTCGTGCGATGAACGCAAGATTTTTCTTGCGGCTGCTGCTGGGAGCGGCGAGGTTCAGCAGTTGCCCGGCGGGCGTGCTGGTGTTCTCGCTGGTCTGGCTACCCCGGAGTCTGGCGACCGGGTGGCGTTCTATGACTGTGGCCAGTTCCTCGTTACCAAAACCTCGGGAGTCGTCTTTCTGGACGGCGGGCGGGTGTATTGGGACCACAGCGCGAACGCTGCCACGTTCCGCAAGGTCAACGACCGAGACTTTTACATTGGCCGGGCTGTCGGTGATGCGGCTTCGACCGACACCACGGCTCGCGTCAATCTGAACGCTCCCGAGTGGGAGTACGACATCAGTTTCACGCATCACGCGCTGCTGTCGGTTCCGACCGGCACGCAGGCTGTGGGCGGGTTTGGATTCCCGAAGCCGCTCGGCAGTGCGAATAGCATCGAACTGACGGCGACGAACGAAGCCCAGTGTATCGACATGCTGTCGGTTAACCGGTTCGCGTTGTCGGCCAATGCGATCATTGAAGCGACCGTGCGGATTCCCGCCAATGGCTCGACCTCGGCGGTCGACTTCAATATCGGGGTCGCCAACGGCACTTCGACGACCGACGCCGATGCGATTGCTGAGTCGATCTTTTTCCATATCGACGGCGGGGCGCTCGACATTTTCGCCGAGTCGGACGACGGCACGACCGAGGTGGCCGCGACCGATACCACGGTCAACGCTACGGAAGGTTCGGCGGTCGCCAACCGGCTCGAATTCTGGATTGACCTGCGCAACCCGGCTTCGGCTGCCCTGTACATCGACGGTGTCCGGGTGCTGAGCGGGACGACGTTCAATATCTCGGCGGCGACTGGCCCGCTGGGCCTGTTGGCGCACCTCGAAAAGACCAGCAGCACGGCGACGGGTCGCGTTGTGATTGACCAGTTCGTCGCTCGCTTCTCGGAGCAGTAATCAAATGTCGTCGTTCAGTAGTGATTTCGCTGCCTCTGGGGGCGCGCAAATGCTCGCCTATCAGGGCGACAGCGTGACCTACTACGAGAACGGCGCAGGCAATGGAACCTCCATCCTCGCCATCGTCACCGACTTGGACGATGGCGGGATGGAACTCCAGCAGAGCCACGGCGTTGACGTGGTTCGCATGAAGTCCCTGCAGGTCGCCGCGTCTCAAAGTGTCACGCGGGCGGATCAATGGCAGGTGTCTGGAGACCGTTGGGAAACGGTGGCGTGTACGGACGCGCACGACGGGTTGAAGGTCGTGACTGTTCGGCGCATCGACCAAAGCAAGCAACGACGCGCCCGACCGATGGGGGTCTAAGCCGTGGGCCGGATCGTCAACTCATACCAGGGGCTGGGCGGGCTTGTGGCTTCGTCTGCCAAGTTCCGCACAATCACCGGGGCAGCAAACGCGACGGCTGCTCTGGCGTTTATCCACTACCCCTACCCGCTATCGAGCGATGCCAGACCGTGGGCACTGATCGACGGCGGGACTGGCACAGAGTGGGAAGAACAAATCCGGCTGAGCGCTGGCGGTAGCCTGATGCTCACGATTGAGGTGCCCGAGTCTTACTACTCTGGCTACTCGACCGACAAAACAAAGTGGCTCGCGTTTGCGGGCGACGTTGACGACATCATGGACCAGATTTCGACGAACTCAAACACGTCGAAGGGTGACGGGTCGAACTACTGGAACCTCACGGCAATCTCTCAAGCCGAGTCGCCGTATCTGGTTCAAGAGCAGGCTGGCGACCCGGCTTCGCAATACTTCACCTGTGCCATTCTCTGCCGCTGGGTGTGATATGGCGTACACAAAAGCCGAGTTGATTGTTCCTGATCCGCGGCTGTTCATCCGCGAACACAATCGGGCGCTGAGAACAGCCAACGAAAAGGCAGCCGATTACCACCACAAGCATCACATGCCGGACCATTTCAAGATGGTCGGTTACTCAAACTACAAAATCGACGAGCGGTCGGCAAAGTACAAAAAACGCAAATACAGAATCTACCACCACGCTCTCCCCAACGTATTCACCGGTGCAACTCGGCGGGAGATGCTGGCGAACAGGCAGATCAGGGCCACGCCAAAAGGCGCACGGCTGACGATGAAAATACCGCTGGTCGGCGGGACAGGACGGTTCCGCGTCCGCCCCGGTATGAAGCTTAAAGCGGTTAAGGGTCAAATCGAAATGATGCGACGGGTTGCCGAACTGGAAGCGATCAGCGCCTTTGAAATTGCCAGTTTGGCTACGTTTCGGCGCGATATGTATGCCGCGTTGGTCAATAAACACATCTCGTCCGGTGGGCGAATTCGCAAACGAGCTAAGGGATAGCCGATGACAACGCCACTTCGCCACGGTGCCTACCCGTGTTCGTTTGACTCGACGACCATTAACGATGTGCGGTCGGTCGCCTACAACTCGGGCGTAACCAACATGATCGCGATTCCCGGCGGTGCCGTGACTGCGGCCCTGATTGCGGCCAACTACGCCGACCCGAAGATCACGATCACGACGGGGGATATCCAGACCGTTCTTTCGACCTGCACGCTGACGGCTGGTCAGTCGGTCGCGGCTGGGGCTTGGGAAGTGCAGTACCAAAAGCGGCTGGCGGGCGGCACGTTTGCCAGCAGCACGAACCACGTCACGCTCAACGGCACGGACGGGTTTTTGTACTGGACCTCGATCTCGGCTTCGCAGGACGCTGCGGACGGGGCCGAGGGCACGCTCGAACTGATTCCCCTGTCTGGTGGGGCTTCGCCCGGCTACACGTCGCCGGTGGCCGAGAACACGTCGCAGAGTCTGGCGGGGTCGCCTGCGATCAACTCGCGGTTGGCGCTCGGGCCGGTCTACGCGAACGGAACTGCGGTCGCTGGCGTGACGAAGGTCACGATCAATAGCGGAATCAAGGCGGAAAGCGGATCGCGCACGAGTGGTGCCGTGTTTCAGACGCAAGTCGGGATCACGCAGCGGACGCCGACTATCGAGATTGAAGTCCTCAATCCCGCCATGATTTCGACGCTCGACAGCATTATCTCCGCGTTCAGCGGCACGGGCGTTGTGGTCTATCTCCAGAAGGTCGCGGCGACTGGCGGCGGGCGCGTTGCGTTCGCGACCGCCGAACACGTTTCGTTCTCGGCCTCAACCGGGGCGTGGAACGTGACCGGGCAGAACGTCAGCGGAATGGGCGACGTGACCACCACGATTTCGGCCCAGATCGTCGGCAACCTGTCGCAGTCACTGGCAACCGCGATTTCGTAAAGGGCGTGAACATGGCGGACGAAACGAAGCCACACAAGCAATACGGCGGGCCTGACCCGCAGCCTCAGAATGACAAGGTCTTCGATGAACTCCTATCTGCTCTTCTTTCCCCAAGCGACGAGCCAGAGCAAAGCGACCTTCCAAGCGGTGGGGCTGAGTACACTGGCGGGGAGTGAAAAGTGGTTTACCTCGCCGGTCACGCCGAGCGACGAGCCGGGCCTGTTCTGCACCTGGGGCGATCCCAAGAATCCCGCAAACGGTGTCGCCGTCGTCTACGACCCTGCTCGGCAGACGTGGCGGAAGATGCCGGGCGGCTACTGGCTCGGTGTGCAGAACGACCGAAAGCCGAATCCCGAAGGGCTGGCCAGAGCAAACTGCATCAAGGGCTACTCGATACCGATGGGCGACGGCAACGAGTACGTCTTGCCCAACGTGATGCAGTTGCCTGCCGTGTACGACATCGACGAGACGGGCGAGGAAGTGCGACGAACGCGGGACGAGTGGCGACACATCGAGGACCGGGCGACGTGGGCACTGGGCACGCTGGCGGATCACTTCCATAAGGGCGTGCTGCTGCCGGAAAAGCTGTGCCGCATGTACGTCGCGGAAATGCTGGCGGTGAACTATCGCCTCGTGCCCGAGATGGTCTACGCGCTGGGCCTGCTCGATTCCGACTGCTGGATTGGCGCGATGGGTGCGACGGTGGACCGCGAGAAGCTGCTGAACCTGAAAACGGAGATCAACGCGGGGGAGTCCGCAGCCCGCACCTGATGAGGGTCCGGGCGTGGCGTGATGGGTTGTTGCCGAAGTTTGTGCCGACGTTGGGCGATCTTGTTTTGCTAGGGTGGATGCGATGACAGCGAAAGCCGAATTCGACATCACCGCAAACGACCAAGGCGCAAAGGCGGCTTGGGATCGGCAGCAGAACGCTATCAATGCGGTGATTGCGCGTATCGGCAAGATGGAAGAGGCGCAGAACAAGGCGAAGACAAGTCAAGATACGTTCTTTTCAAAGTCGGTCGCCGGTTTTGCTGGAATGGTGACTGGGGCGCTTTCATTCCAAGGGGCAATGAGCGGCGTTATCCAAGCCAATCAGCAGATGATTGACCAAGCCGACAGGGCGGCGATCAAGTACGACGAACTGTTTCGGAAGATCAACGTACAGGCTGGCGTTCGTGGTCTTGAATCAGCGGGGATGCAGAAGTCGATCACGGACGTGGCAATCCGAAACGCATCGACAATCGAGGAGTCTGCCTCAACGGCACAGCAGTTAGCCGGGGCCGGATTCTCGACGGCAGACGCAAGCGGCGGCGCACTTGATGCAATGCTCAAGCTGTTTGGCGGGACTGGCCAGACGGGCACTGGCAACGCTGGCCAGCTTACGCAGTCTATGACGCAGTTCATTTCCGCGATGGGGATGGACAGAAACGCGGAAAACCTTCAGCGAATCGCCGTCGCGGTCCAGCAGTCCTACAAGGCTGGGGACCTGCAGCTTGAAGACCTGACGCAGATTGCGGCGAAGTCGGCTGGACTCAAAGGCAAACTGTCCCCGGAAGAAACGCTTGGGGCGTTTGCCACGATCCGCGAGACGATGGGCGGGGAGCAGGCTTCAACCGGCCTGAAGATTTTTGGCGAGCGAGTGACCGGCGCACGGGAAGACCCGATGCGGATGGAGATGCTGAAGCGAATGAATATCAAGGCGGACGATATCGACCTTGTTGGCGAAAACATCAATCAGGTTTTGGAGACCATGGCAAAGGGTGTGGAGAGTCTGCCTGAAAAAGAACGCGCCGCTGTTATGCAAAAGTTTTTCGGCGGCGAGGGGGCGAGTGCGGCTTCCTACCTGATCGACAACCGCAACAGAATCGGATTCTACGCCGACCGCATGGCAAACCGTGCCGGGTTTGAGTCTGACGCGGCGGAAGCGGCAAGCGGGCCAGCAGCACAACGAAGGAGACTGGCGCTTAGGGCTGAAACAGAAGCGGCCCGCAAGTTTCAGAATGAGAAAAACATGCTTGATGCCGCAGACCTCGCGGCATCCGAGGCCGGGCTGTCTCCTGCTATGCGGGCGCTGTCCCGGTTTGAGGCGAACACGGCCATGATGTTTGGAGTCTCGCCGGAATCTGCTGTTGGATTCGGATACTCGGGGCGATTCGGCGTGAGGCCAGACGGTTCAGTTGGGACGTTTGGCGGTGGGCTAGCCGAGGACACGAATCGTATTCTTGGCGAGACGGCTGCGGCAGGCCCAGCCATGGGCGGCGCTGATGCAGGCCCAGAAAGGAAGCGGGCACCTAGCGGACCGCGCAACCTAGCCGAAGCGATGAACGCTGGGGCGTTCTCTGGTGGGCATGACGCGGCGGGCCGGGATGCCGTCGAGGCGATGCGAGGCGGCGGATTAGACAAGCTGGCCGAAAAACTCGACCAGATCGCAAGAAACACGGCGCGCCCTCCAGTCGTCATCGAGAAGCCAGCCGTCGCTAAGAAGCCAGCTAGCGCGGCGGCTGGGACCGGAGGCCGTTGATCGCAATTTGAGACAAGAGCAGCAGGGCAAAGAGGCCGAGACAAACAACAGGAATCACCGGAGACGATCCCAAAGCTAGCACAGAAACAGGCGCGGCAAGAAGGCACACAGCCCGAACCGCTTCGGCGTAAAACCCAGCCACACGGTCGACCCAGTTAATCATGGCACTCACCTTTCGAGGAACGTCGATTCCGGGAATCCACAGCGACATTCTCACGCCTGCAGCCGATCCACTGCGGACCGAGACCGTCACTGCGGGGACTCGCGGCGCTACGGAGGTCCGGGGCCAAACTGGTGCAAGAGAATTCGTTGTGAGAGTCACGTTGTTCAATTCGTATTCGACATCGTCAGCTTGCGTCAGCGCCATTGTCAACCTTGAGGCGTTGCAAAACACCAACGGCACGCTGGTCGAAAACGAGTTGATTGCCCAGACATTCAAGAACTGCACGCTGCTAAACGTCCGCCGGTTGCGTGGGCCGATTCCCTGTACGGGAGCGTCAAGCCGGTCCGGCTACTCCGGCTGGATGGCCGAACTCGAATTAACCTTCCGCCAGTTGAGGACGTGACAGATGGCCGCTCCATACCTCGGCGGGCTGCGAATCACCTCGCTCCGCTGGTCCAATCCGACCGCCATCCGGGCCGATTTCACATCGACCTATGGGAGCCTGTACCAGTACCAGCTTTACGCGGGTCGGTCGCTGATCGGCTCGACGGTCAACACCAACGAGCGGTTCATCGCCGCGCCTGTGTCGGTGTCGCTCTGGCCGCAGTTTTTCGCCGTGGTGGCGGTCGATCCTGACAACGTGCTGACGGACTACGGGCCGGACCTGCCGCAGCGACCGTACAACAAAGCGGAAGTGACGATCACCACCAGCGGTTGGCCATCCGATACGCGACTCGTGGCCATCGCGTGGGGCGACACTCCGGGCGGTGCGGTGAACTACTCGAACGAGGTTCGCGGCCTGTTCTACGCGGACGGCAGCTACACGCTCACGAGCGAGCCAATCGGGCCAAGCGGGGAGTATGCCTTCGCTGCGTACGGCATTGACGACAAGCCGGACAACGGCAACCGGGGTTCCGTCACGTCGCTCACGGCAACGCTCTCGACGCAACCGCCGGACGTCGCCCTCGCGACGGACGGCGCACGTTTTCAAGTCACCGCGACGAGCGGTACGGCCACGATCACCTACGACTACCAGGAGCGATAATGAGTGCGGAACCGACAATCCAGATGAAGACGAACTTCGCCGACCTGACCGGGGCCAGCGATGTGCAGGCTATCGAGGCGCTGACGGGAACGGGGCTGGCCGCTCGCACGGCAGACAATACCTGGGCCTTGAGGACGATTACGGCACCGGCTGCCGGCGTAACCGTGACGAATGGCGGTGGGGTCGCTGGGAATCCGACGTTGGCTCTGGCGAACGACCTTGCCGCTGTCGAGGGGCTGAGCGGTACGGGCCTTGTGGCTCGCACGGCTACGGACACGATGACCACGCGGACGATCACCGCGCCTGCTGCCGGGATCACCGTGAGCAATGGCGACGGGGTGAGCGGAAATCCTACGCTCGCTCTCGCGAATGACCTTGCGGCGCTCGAAGGGCTGTCTACGACCGGCGTTGTCGTGCGGACGGGCGACGGGACGGCGACGACGCGGACGATTACCGCTGGCAGTGGGGTCAGTGTTACAAACGGCGACGGTGTTTCTGGGAACCCGACAATCTCTGTTTCTGGCACGGTCGCGGTCTCGCCCAACGTGCTGGTCAATGGAACATTCGACGTATGGCAGCGTGGGCAGTCTGCTGGCTTTACCGTCTCAGGAACAACGTCGAGCGGGTCAGCGAGCGTGACCAGCGTTTCCAGCGTCGCGGCGTTGTCGGTTGGCATGTCTGTTATCGGAACAGGCATCCCCGCTGGCACGACGATCACGGCTATCACGTCGTCGTCAGCGTTTACAATGAGTGCAAACGCGACGGCGTCTGGTGGAGTCACAATCGGGTGTGGTGTCTCGGATAACCGATTTTCTGGCTGCGACCGATGGTTGTTTTTGGGTGATACTGGCCAGTATCTGACTGGGCTTGGGCAGCGACTTGCTTTCCCAACATACACTCAGGGGCAATTTAACGCCGGTGGGTCTGGCAGATGGGGACTTGCGCAATGGATTGAGTACAGAGACGCAATCGCGCTTAACGGAAAAACTGTTACGTTCCAAGTCAATGCGGCTGGAGGCGGCGCGTTTACTGGACGTGTTGCGATTCTCGAATTTTCTGACGTGACGGAAGACTCGCTTGGCTCATCGCGCGACCCAGTCAATGACTGGACCAACGGCACGTTCACGGCTGGCCAGTTTTTCAAGTCGTCCAATTTCACTGTTGTTGCCACAGGCTCGGGTAGCGTTAACTCCCTCACGACGGTCTCTTGTACTGGCACGGTGTCAAGTGCAGCGAAAAACCTTTGCGTAATGTTCTGGAGTGACAGTGCTTCGGTTACGTCAATCAACTTGTCTAACGCACAGTTCTTTGAGGGCGGATCGACTCGAACAGCACAGATCGCAGACCCGGCAGCAAACTTCGCGCGGTGTGAGCGGTACTACTACAAGACGTTTGCTGGAACTCAGCAACCCGTCGTAGCGGTCGGAAACAACCAAGGGGCCGAGCGGTTCTACACGTCCTATGCGACCGGTGGTTTCGCCACAAAGTTCCGCCAGCGGTTGTTTCGCTCTCCGTCGTCGTCGGAAGTCGTCGTCTACAACCCAATCAGTAGCTCGACCGGCACGATTCGCGACACAACAAACTCGGCAGACCGAACGGCAACAGTCGGCGGTGCCAACGACACAGGCGTTTTCGTCGGGATCACCACGGGCGCGACCAGCGCAGAAAACACTTTTCACCTCACGGCAGATGCGGAGATTGCATAAATGGCTTCGTACGTCTGGAACATCGACTACACCGAAACCAAAAACGTCTACGCCGTCGTCACGAACGCGGCGGGCAACGTGCTGGACTTCAACGACAACACGTTCAAGGCTCTCGGCTCGGCCACCACTCCAACGGTCGCCCTCACCGAGCAGACCGGCGGCGGCGGGTCGGGCAAGTCGAACTACGTCTACACGCTGGACCTGTCGCGGCTGAACAAGAGCCTTGCGACGGTGCGGTATTGGATCACGTTCTACGAACGGGCTGGCGGGTCTGCTGCACCGCTGACGGATACCGCGATCAACTACCGCACGCCGTTCAGTGTGCAGGCTGCGGAGTTTGGGGAGGACGAACTCGACATTGAGTTTTGCCCGGTCTACACGACGATCAGCGGTACGCCGACGATGCGCGGTATCGTGACGATCCTGCGCAACGGCAAGCCAATTGACGTGTACTCGCTCGACTCGACGGCAACCTGCACCGTCACCGCTCGCGAACACGGGGCGGGGGTTGACCTCTACGCTTCGTCGGCAGCAACCGTCACGACTCAGGGCGATTTCAACGTGTCGCAGTCGTCTCCGGGCTACACCGCAGACCGGGCGTATCAACACACGCTGGCTGCCACTGTCTCGGGCACGGCAACGACGTTCAAGCTCCCTGTCGCCAACTTCGGGTAATCGCATGCTGCAGGCTCGACGACGAATCTACTCGCACCGCCCGTTTACCGGGGAAGGTGTGTCGCTTTACCTCGCCTCGGGGGCCAGCGATCCGGGCGCGGCGGCGATCACATACCGCAATGACAGGTGCGACCTGCCGCAGTCGATGCGAGCTTTCCGCACGAGCAAGACGGCGCGGGTGGCTTCGCAGGCTTCGCCGACCGAGTCGTTTACGCTCGACGTCTCGGCCTATGCCGGGCTGGCGGTGCGGTTTCAACTTCGCCCGTACCTCGATGACGTGGAGTTGGAGGTGTCGCAGGGCACGCGGTTGTTGATACTCAACGGCAGCGGCAACGACACCTCGGGCGTTCTCGGCTCGCTCGTGCTGCTCGAAACGCAGGTGAGGGCAGGCGGTGACGTGCGCATCAAGACGCGGTACACGCCGTCGCTCTCGGGCCTGCAGCCGGAATCGTTCACTGTTGCCAGAACAGCCGGGCCAACGTCGCCCGCGAATGTGCTGGTGACGTACACGGGCGGCGACACGTTCATCGACTTTGACTATACGGGCCTGTCGGCTGCGTCTGCCTACACGGTCAAGATTTTCGCCACGGTCGGCGTTGCGACGTACGACCTGCTGACCGGTATCACGTTCACGGCTGACACGACCGGCCCATCTGCCCCTTCCGCTTCTTTGATTGCGTCCTGATGGCTGCTCCGCCCCTCACAAGCAAGGTCAACAACACTGCATCGCAGCCGGTGCAGCGGTTCGCCGTGCGCCTGTCAGACGGCGACGACCAGCCAGACGACACGGACGAAACGAAAGAATATCGCGTCGAGTCGATTAAGCGGTCTGCTGGTGGGCAGCGGCTTGATACTGCGGAGTTCACGTACGCCACCGAGTCGATTATCAGCGACATCAAAACGCCTGTTGACTACCGGAAGAAAGTGGACGTGATCGCGGCAGTGGCGGCGAAGGACGACGAGGAAACCGAGCCGCCTGCGGATGTGGTGTTTCGCGGCGAAATGGGCGTTGCCTCGCTGACTCTCGACGACCGGGGCCAGCAGATCGCAAAGGCGACGGCACGCACCGAACAGTGGCATTTTGGCGGTCCGCTCGTGGGCTGGCGTTTCAAGACCGAGGATAGCGAATCGCAGACGGTCTATCGGACCATCGAAGACGACGTACGCTTCAACCCCGAGATAGACCGCAGAATTTTGAACAACCGGTCGAACTGGTACATCGAACTCGACGCGGCAACCGGCTCGCGATGGTACACATGGATTGACCCGGAGTCGGTGCGGACAACCGGGGCGCAGACAATCCTTGACCAGTCTGCCGAGGAATGGACGCTCGCACAGGCGGTTATGTCGCTGTGCTACCTGCTCAACCCGGACGAGGAGTACATCAAAAACCCAGACTTCCAAGCACTGGCGAAGGTGTTCGACGCCGCGCCGGTGCTGCGAGACTGGACGATTCCGCGCGGCGTCTATCTGCCCGAGGCGCTGGATAAACTGCTCGTGCCTCACGGCTACCTGTGGTTTGTCCGCTATTCAATCGGCAAGAACGCAGACGACGAGGACGAAGTCCAACGGCGGATTACTGTTTTCAAACGGGGCAGCGGCACGGAGAAAACCGTCAAGCTCCCCGCCGAGGGCAAGGCCCGCGAGAACAACAAAGCGAACGTGGCGCAAGTCTCGTGCGAATGGAACATTGCCGAGGCGTTCAATCTGGTGCAGGCGTACGGGTCGCATCTGGAAGTCGAGGGAACCTTCCCGCTGCAACGCGCGTGGGTGGCAACCGATGATAGCCTGACGGCGGACGCGCTGGCCAAGTCAACCGACCCGACGACCGACCTTCCGAGCCAGTACGAAAAGAAGCCGGACGTGTGGCGCAAGTGGGTCTTGAACGAAGTCGGTGACTACACGGCAACGCGGTCGGGCAACACCACGTTCAACGTCAACAACATTCTCGACCGGGCTGCGGGGGCTGACGCTCTGCGCCCGCTTGGCTCAAACAACATCCCGAGGCGGCGGAAGTTCTACGCGCCGTTGACTAAGCGGCCCGACGACGGGCGGCGGGATGTGCTGGTTGAGTATTTCGTTCCGGCTGATGCGTATGCCGAGGAAGGAACGCCAGCGTATACGGGCTACTGGAAAGACGTGCTGTCGCTGACAAACGGGCACTATCAGGTTCTCGAACGTGAGTGCGGCATCCTGTTCACGGGCCAGAAGCCACCGGAAGAACTGATCGCGCTGGGGGCCGATGCACAATTGCGGATTACCGCGTGTCTGCGGTCTGACCAGCGGTTGTCATACACGACCTCGCGGGCGGCAACGTCGCCGAATGCGGAAGATATCAAGCTCGTGGTGGACCTGTCGGGGCGGTTTCACAAGCGGGTTCGAATCACTGATAGCGGGGCGACGTACAAATCGCGGTACAGCGAATTGGCGCTCATTACGCCGCTTTCGACGGCAGACACGGCAGACGACACGACCGCACTGGAAACCTACGCGGTCAAGCTGCGGGACCAGGAGCAATCTGCCCGAGTTTCGCCGCAAGTCACGCTCGAAGGCTACCACCCGGAATACGAAATCGGCGACCTCGTCAAAGAGGTGGAAGGGCGCGGCCTGTCGTTCAACAGCAACGCCGCGACAAATGCCACGAAGCGATATCCGCAGATCACCGGCATCGAGTTTACGCAGATGACGACGGTTCTCACGCTCCAAACTTTCGACGACATTGCGGCGGGGGTGTAGACATGGAAGCGGGACACCTCAGGCCGATTGGTGACGCGCCACGACTCGCGGTCACGGACGGGACTGTCGCCGTGGGCAAGGCCAATGCCTACATCGCGAAGGGGGCGTCGGGCGTGGTCACACTGTGGCGAGGCTCGACGGCAGCTTCGCTCTCGGCAACGTCGTTGACGGTCTCGGCCTATACGCGGATGACGTACGTTGACTCCGGGCGCTGGGTTCACCTGACGCGATTCCCGCATGGCTGGGAAATCACCGGCAAGGAGTGCTAACGTGGGCATGGGAATGGGGGCCTGCTGCTGTAACACGCTCTGCTGCCCGGATCGCATGTTCCGGGGCGATGCGTCGAACAGCGTCAACACGCTGTACGTCTCGTCGTCGATGTACACCTATCCGGTGACGCCCACCGAAACCGAAGAGTACGGCACGGTCTACTGTCCAGACCTGACGTGCGCTACGCTGTTTTCGTCGTCATCAACGATCACGCTGACCTATGAGGCGACAATCCCAACATCTGCCGATGAGCCGATCTACCGCAACGACGGAACCGCACATCCGATTGGGATGAAGCTGTACCGGCCTGCGGGTTGGTATGTTTCCGAGACGCTCAACGTGCTGGACCTGAACAGTCCTATGTTCAACGGTAACGGTTACACGGGCCGCATGTTCTACGCTCGCGATGCGGTGTTCTCGGGCACGCCGACAATCGACGCGATTCCGCAGGTTGGCGGGTGCGGCATCGGCTGGGTTATGGACTCGGATGTAACGTATCCGGGGATCGACATTTCTGGAGCAGGTTGGGGCGAGAAGTACCTGTTTTACATCAAGGGGGGTTGCGGCGAAGGGCACGACGGTGCCGGTGCGATCCAGAAGATTCGAGGGCAAAACACTGGAAGCGGAAACGATATCGAAACGACGCGGGGATTCTTCATTCCCGGTTCTGGCGCGGTGGACTCATGCGCCCCGTTTCTCCTCGCGCCAACACTCGGGACGCTGATGTATCACCGTGACCTGACTGCAAACTCGCTGGCCATGTTTCCGGGAATCAACGGGTCGTCCCTGACGTGCGGCGGTACAGTCCCGCACCTCAAAGGCACGGCCTCACAGATCATCAGCATCACCGAATGAACACGCCAGCCCCCTGCACCTGCGACACGCCCGGCCTGTGCCACCGATTCGGTCGGCAGATGACTCCGCGCCTGCATCACCTCTGCCAGACGCGGGCTGACTACCGCGAGGCGTTCGCCAAAGACGCGAAGCCCGCGACGGAACGCGACCTGAAGACGCCGGACGAACTGCCCTGCGTTCACCGTGGGGCGTTCTCGCGAAAAGACAACTGCCGCCTCGAAAGCTGCATCGGCGGGCCAGCGGTGGACGTGTTTGCGTGCGACCTGCACCAACTTTGCACGGTCAATCAGCACGCCATTCCGGCGGTCAAGGTGTGCCGCCGGTGCGACGACCGGGCAGACGCTCGGCCTGTCGCGCCGGTCGCGGTCGTCATCCCCTGTCACAACTACGGCAGCTACCTCGCGGAATGCCTTGAGAGCGTTCTCGCCCAGACCGCTCAGCCTGCTGAAATCGTGGTCGTCGATGACACTTCCACGGACGACACGGCAAAGGTGGCGGCCCGGTACGCTGATCGTGGCGTGAAGTATCTGCGGGTCGAGTGCGGCAATGTCAACCTGTCGAGGGCCGCGGGCATGGCCGAGACTTCCGCGGGCCTGCTCTGCTTTCTCGATGCTGATGACATGCTCGCCCCGGATTACATCGCGGCGGCGGTCGCGGCTCTCGACAAAGACCCTGGGGCGGCAATTGCGTTCACGGATATGGTGACGTTTGGGGCCGACTCCGGGCGCATGGTTCACCCTCGCGATCCGTCGAAGGCCGACATCACGCGGGAGAACTACATCCACGCGGGGAGCGTCGTGAGGCGGGTCGCCGTCGAAAGCGTGCGGGGGCTGGAGAAACCGAAGCTGCCGTTGTCGCTTGAGGACTGGCAACTTTGGCGGGCGATCATGCGGGACGGCTGGCGGGCGGTGAAATCGCCATCGGTCTACCGCTACCGCAAGCACAGCGGATCAATGTCGTGGCGGATCGTCCAGCGGCAGGCGAGTTACTACGACCTTGCGGCAATCGCAGCCGATGACGTGACAATCGCGGTGCCGCTCTCGGGCCGGTGGAAGTGGTGGCCGAGGCTGCGCAACTGGCTGGAGTGGCAGACGTGGCCTCACGGGCAGGTGCGTTTGCTGCTGGTCAACACCTCGTCAGATGCGGAGTTTGCCCGAGAGGTGCGGGCGTGGCTGATGACGTGCGACTATCCGCAGGTGCAATACGTCGCGCTCGACGTGGGCGATAGCGGGCTAGCAGACGCGGACCGGACGCAGCAGGAAGCGTACAGGGCAGTCCAGCGGGCCATGCCGCGCATCTACAACCGGGTGCGACAAGAGATCGCGACGCCGTGGGCAATGATCGTCGAGGATGACGTGTTGCCGCCTGACGACGCGGTAGAACGTCTGCTGCGTGGCTTCGACCCGGCAACCGTCAGCGTGTCGGGCGTGTACAGATCGCGTTACCAGCCGTCCTATGTCGCGTGGCGGGCTGATGGCACGACGTACAGCCAGCCGGGCACGGGCGTCGAAGTGGTCGGCGGGAACGGGTTCGGCTGCGTCATGCTGCGGTCGAGCGTGCTGCTGTCAACGGTGATTCACCACGGCGGCAACGGGGACTACGACCCGGCGTTCTATCGCGACCTGCCGCCGGGAAGCGTGGCGAAAGTGGACTGGTCGGTGCGGTGCGACCATGCCGGGATTGCTGGCTGAGAAAAATCTAAAGATTCCCGAATTGACGCTGCCGATACTGTGTGTACAATACATCCAGACGAGGGCAACCAATCCTAGCGGGAGTCGGCGAAACAGACCTACCGGGAGCCGGGGAAACAGGCCTTGCGAATCACGGCGAGACGGTGAATACCGAGTCAGCGGGGAATCAAGCTGGCAGGGAGCAAGGTACTAAACGCCAAGCAAGCAAACCCGGCAGACCTCAAAAGGCTCGCCGGGTTTCTTCGTTTTATGCGGTGATTCGCGAGGCTTTTCGCGACCTGCCGAAATCTTTCCGAATTGTGTACACAGTTCGCTTGACGCTCGACGATATGGTGTGTACAGTTAGGACGTGACGCAACCAACACCGCAAACCAAGGGGATGACGATGAAGGTTCTCGGGATCAATGACGACGTGACAACTTGCGAGTGCTGCGGTCGCCCGAACCTCAAGGCTACGGTTGTTCTCGAAACGGAACACGGCGACATCCGTCACTACGGTCGCGACTGTGCGGCCCGCTCGCTGATGGGCAACAACAAGTCCGGCTCGGTCAAGTCGGTCGAGACGCTCGCGAAGGGGATCAGCTACGCCCGCAAGTGGTTGAACGCAACGCCTGCCCACACGGCCCGCGTGGTGTTCAACCGCGTCAATCTGTTTTGCCGCTGCTGGGTTGTTGGTGACACGATCCACTTTCCCAACGGGATTGTCGTTTCCTAACCCGCCAACACCAACGCCCGGTCAATCGCGACCGGGCCACGTCCCGCCGATGACTGACCGGCACGAGGAGAGATGAGCATGACGACAGAAACCAAGATCACCACGCGATGGACGACGATTGCCACAGTCGGCTACATGCCGGGCATCGCGAAGGACGAGGACCGGGCCGCACACGGGGCCGTCTGCCACCTACAGGCACGACGTGGCGTCAATGGCCTGATCGGTCGCAAGGTGAACACCAACGGGCGACACAGCGAGGCGAGCGATACGTTCCGCTTGGACGCTGAGACGCTCGCCCACTGGCAGAAAATCGACGCCGATTGCCGATAGTCAAACGTCCCGCGTGAGACTGTCACGCACGAGGATGACACAATGCCACCAAAAAGACCGCGTATCTCTGTCCCGATGACCGCCGTCATCAAACAGGTAATTGACGAGTATTGTGCCAGCCAGAGCGTCGAGGTTGCGGACTGGGCGCGGCGGCTGATGCTCAAGGCTGCGGGGCGGAAGGATTTGATTCGGACGATGCCGAAGCCGGGGAAGCCAAAGAGCAAGGGGGTGGGCGATGAGTGAACTGCCAGGCGAGTGCTGCGCGAAGTGCCGTTTTTCCAGACCGCACGCAGCGGACCTACCAGACGTGCCCGAGTGTCGGCGGAGACCGCCACGAGTTGATCGCCACGGCGACCTTTTCTTCCCGGTGGTGTACCCCTCGTGCTGGTGCGGCGAGTTCCAGCCGGTCAAGCCAGCCTAGCCAGCAGGCCGAAACAACACGTCAATCGCCCTCGGCGCTGGCACAATCCGCCTGTCGATGTAATACCGCCGCGTGATCGAGGCGTCTGAGTGATCGAGCAACGCCGACGCATCCGCGCCCGCTTTTGCCGCGTGGCTCGCGACACTGCGGCGGATCGCGTGGAGCATGTGCCACCGATCCGCAGGCAGGTTCGCGCCGCGTAGCATTCTCTTGAGGTGGTTAAACAGGCTCGACTTGTGGAGCGGCCACGGCAGCAAGAGCGGCGAATTGTACTCTCTCAACCGCTCCAGCTTCGCCACTGTCTCCGGGTGCAGCGTGTAGAGCTTGTCGCGAGTCTTCCCCTTGCGATGCGAGGCCGGGACCAACAGCACGCCGTCGAGCAGGTCGTCCCACGTCGCCCGGTGAATGATCGCCCCGCAACGCTCGCCAGTGTCCCACAAGACCGCGAGACACGCCGACCACCAGAGACCGCCGGGGATCGGGCCGACCGGCACCGGGTACGTCTCAGCGGCCTTGAACAGCCGGTCGAGTTGCTCGCGGCTCCAGGCTGTCGGGTTGCGTTCCGGCTCGGTCAGCGCCTTGACCCGCGGGCCTTTCGCGGTCAGCCCGTCGCGGTGAGCGTACGACCAGAGCGCGGCCAGCTTGTGAAGGCTGACGTTGGCCGTGGCTGGGCTTCTCCCCGCTGCCAGCTTCCTGCGGGCAACCTCTGAGAGATTGCTGTCGCTCAAGTCGTCGAGTGTCGCAATCCGCTCGACGACGCGGGACAGTTCCGCGATGGCCATTCTGAACTTGGCGACGGTGTTGGTCGTCGCCCCAACCAGCGTTTCGCGTTCGTACTGCGCGAACAATTCGTAAAGCGTCACAAGAGTTCTCCCCGGAGTGCAGACACGGGGGCCGATTGTGTAAAGCCGCGAGGCTGCGATACAGAGCGTTGCGAAATCTGCGCCCAGTTTCCGAAAAGTCTGGGACCGGGCCTGCCGACAGGGCGACCATGTGGCGTTTTCGCAACGCTGATTGCCACCTTCGGCAATTGAAGGCTGACACACTGAGACGACCGACACCGTGAGGTCCGGTATCCGCTTCGACTGGTCGCGGGCTTTCAACGTCTCAGTGTCTTTTCGTGTTGATAATCGTTCGGACCTCGGTACCATTACGGGCATGATCATGGGCGCATCTATCAACGGGATGACAGTTCGCGAGGCCGCAGAGGCCCTGAGCGTGTCGGGTCGTCGCGTCTTGCAACTGATCGAGACGGGCATCATTAAGGGCATGCAGATCAACCCTCGAATGTGGATCGTAGATCGCGCCGACGTGCAGCGGTACGCATCCACCGAGCGGAAACCGGGGCGGCCCCCTGTCAAGAATTCTTGACAGATTGTCGATAACGTCTGTTGACAACGGTTCTAACGTTGGTAGATTTAAGACCGTCGCGACTCGGAGTTGAAAGCCCGACCGCGACGAGTGATTGACCAGCCAACCTCTTCGCCCTTCTGGCGACCAGCGCGGCATGACCGTCCATCGCGGGCGGTCGGGAGTGCGTTGTTGCCGCTTCGCATTTGGTAAGCAGTTCCGCGACTTTCTCCAAGTGTCGCGTTGAGCCGTCTGCACCGACCGCCCGCAGGTTTCCGCGCCGTATGTGCGCGCCTGTGGGGTGATCTATGGCGAAGACGCGAACCAACGTGGCATCCGGCCCGTGGCGTGTGACTCTCGACGGCAAGTCGATCCGCAGCCAAGGCCGAGTGGTGGCCCGGTGCGAGAACAAGGCGACTGCGCAACTGCTGGTGGCTCTGTATGGACTGTTGGCCAAAGCACAGGAAGGCGGTGCCTCGTGATCGTGCCAATCATCCACCTAAACGGTACGTCACCCGACCGGCTTTGCGAGGCGTTATCTGATGCCTACGACGCCGCGAACAAGCTGATGGAAGCGCTGAAGCAGTGCGCACCGAACGGCAGGGATTACTACCCAATGCCGGGTTTGATGGAAAAAGCCTGCGAACAGCATCGGGCGCGAATGCAATCCGTGACTGATCTGCAAACGGCCATCGAAAAAGAGATCGAGGGCATCATGGAACAGACTAGCAAGCGAGGTGCGTCATGATCGACCCCGCCCTCATCAAGTCCGCTGGGCCATGCCTCGCCGTGCTGGCCTGTCTGTTGTGGTTCGCGTGGCAGGAACGAAAGGGCCAGTAATGCCACACCAAGGAACATACGACCATTCGCCGCGTGAAGTGCCGTCGCTGCTCGCCCCATACATGACGCTCGCCGCCGCAATGGTTGAGGCGGCTGTCGAGGACGTGACGACGGCACGGAACTACATCGAGGGAAACCCTTATTGGCGTGAAGACGCCGACAAGGTGTCGCAGGGCAAGCGGGCGTGGCACTGGCTCACCATGCCGCACGACGGGATACGCGGTGTGTCGTTCGCGTTCCTATGCGATGCAATGGGCGTCGATCTGGACCACGCACAAGACAAGCTGATTGACGGAGTGCCGGACAGGGTGATTGACGTTTTGGAGCGGCAGATAGTTCTCAGAGTTCGGAAGAAACAATCTCCACGGAAGGAACGGAAAAATGCTGGTGCTAACACGACAAAAGGACGAGGCAATCCGAATCGGCGACGTAAAGGTGATGGTCGTGGCAATCGTCGGCGACCGGGTGCGGCTGGGGATTGAAGCCCCGCTTGATGTGCCGGTTCATCGGGAAGAGGTTTGGGCGGCGATTCAGAAGGAAGGCGAGCAGAAGTAGCACGGCTAGGCACGACAAGTCCAGTTTTGGCGAGTCGCGGCGGTTCAATTCAAGGCGAGGAGTTTTTGAGATGAGCGACAAAGCAGCGATGGCAAGCACGGTTGCCATTGGGCCGAACGGGGTTTATTCGCAGTGGCTTGAGGTCACGCCAGAGGTGGCGGAAGCCTTCCTCAAAAAGAACGACATTAACCGGCGGGTCAAGGTTAATCCGCTGTCTCGATTGGTGCGGCAAATGCAGTCGGGTCAGTACCGGCTGACACATCAGGGCGTGGCGTTTGACACTGACGGGCGTTTGGCCGATGGGCAACATCGCCTCAAGGCGATTGTTGAAACCAAGCGGCCTCAGTGGTTGCTTGTCACTTGGAATCTGCCAACCGCCAGCCGGGAGGTCATCGACACAGGAACGACTCGATCAACGGCAGATAACTACCGCGTTGCGGGCTACGGAAAGATTAGCAATAGCGTTGTCGCTACGCTCAATATTGCTGTTGGCGGGCGTAAGTCACTTTGCCCAAATTGGGTTGCTGCAAACAGACTCACGCCGTCACAAATTCGCGACCTGTTCGACGATTGGTTCCAAGAACTTGAAGCGGTTTTGCCGTTCTCTACCCACAAGGCGTGCAATTCTGTCGCGATTGCGATTTGTATTCGCGCCATCCTGTCTGGGCAGAATCGCGACCGCGTCTTGGATTTTCTCCAGCGATTGTCAGACGGCCAGTGCCGCGACGACGGCGACTTTGGGGCCTTGCGTCTTCGCGATGCAGTTATCTCGCGAGCGCTTGGAACATCTGGAACAGCGGAGCGAAAAGAATGCTACGAGAAAACGACAAGCGCGCTCGTAGCTTTCCTGAGCCGAAAACCAATGCACGCACTGCGTCGAAATGAGTCCGAAATGTTTCCAGTTGGGTTGTCTAAGATTCCTGGGTCCGTTTGGCCGGTTGTTGAGGAGAAAGGCGAGTAATGGAACGGATACCACTACAGAAAGTCGCCAACAACTGCGGCACGCAGATGCGGGCCGAGGTGATGGACAAGATCGTTGACGACTACGCCGCGTGTCTGGATAGCCTGCCGCCGGTCACAGTTTTTTACGACGGGTCGCGATACATCTTAGCCGATGGATTTCACAGGCTTGCGGCGCACATCCGGGCGGGTGCTGCTGACATTGCGTGTGAGGTCAAGGCTGGGACGCTGCGAGATGCAATCCTGTACGCGGCTGGGGCAAATGCGGCGCACGGGCACCGTAGGACAAACGCCGACAAGCGGCGAGCTATTGACACGCTGCTGCGGGACGAAGAGTGGCGGGCGAAGTCGGATCGGTGGATTGCCGATGTGGCAAAGGTTACGCATCCATTTGTAGCTGGTATGCGTGCAGAGTTGTACCCGGTTCAACTGGTAACGTTACCAGTTGAAAAGCCGCAGGAGCCTCGCCGCGTTGAATCGCAGGACGGAAAGACGCGAACAGTCCCGCAGCGTCCCGCAAAGCCGCCCGAGCCTGAACCAGAGCCGGTGCCGGTCGTTACAGAAGAACCGATTGCCGCGCCGCGAATCGTGCGGACGCAGCCGCGACGGATGCCGCTTCAGGCTGTTCGCGAAAAGGTCAACGTGTTCGTCGTTCAACTAATCGACATTCGCGACGACATCGTAAACGGACTGATCGAAGGTGAGGAGATGGAACTAGCTCACGCGGCATCGTCGATTGATCTGGCGATTCTGCATCTGTCAGGGCAGACGACGAGCGAGGGCGGGAATGATGCGGGCCGTTAGCTTTGAGATTGATGACACCGAGTGGGCCTATCGCGGGGTCGCTCACTACTCGGTGCGGAAAGGCGACAAGGGCGACCACGAGACGCCTGCTATCGGTGACGCCGTCGATAGCGTCTGGGTAATGCGGCTCGATGCCTTCGGGGTCGTTGGTGGCGAGCGGATCGAGTGGCACAGCACTGGTGACGCCCCGGCGTGCGAAGGGCATTGGAAGCGGAAGTTAATGGCGAGCCGACTGCTGATGGAGCGGCTTGAGGAGTTGTGTGAAGCGGATTTAGCGAGGGGGAGCGATGCCAATTGAGGTAGCAATGTCAGGAACGCCAGCGTGGCTTGCGGCGAGGCCGTTTAGCATTGGGTCGAGCGAGGCTGCTGGAGCGTGCGGACTGTCATCCTATGAAACACCGCTTCATATCTACGCACGCAAGACCGGCGAATTACCAGAGATCGAAGACACGGACGCGATGTGGTGGGGGCGGCAACTAGAGCCGCTGATTCTGGAGCGGTGGTTTCAAAAGCGGGGCGGGAAGATGCCTCACCGCTATCCCTGCCCAATGTTCCGCCGCGACGGGTTCACGTTTCAGACTGCGACACCTGACGCAATTCTCTACGGCGGCGAGGGCGTTGAGATCAAGTCAACGACGTGGCGACGGGCCGCAGAACTGGGTGCCGAGGGGACTGACGAAGCCCCTGCCGAGTGGGTGCTGCAATGTCAGCAGGCGATGGCGGTCTGCGACCTTGAGGCGATGTTTTTGGTCGTCCTAATCGACAAGGACCGAATTTGGGAAGGCCGAGTCGAGCGGAACGAGGCGTTGATCGAGCGGATCACCGCAGCCGAGGCCGAGTTGTGGGACCGGATTCAACGCCGCGACCCGCCCGAGCCGAACTGGCAGCACGACGCGACGCCGGACCTCATTAGGACGCTGAGCAAGGCGGTCAATGACGAGGTGGTTGAGTTGCCGCCAGAGATTGAAACGCTGTGGGGTCGCCAGCAGGAATTGGCCCAGCAGATTAAGACGCTCGAAACAGAGCGGGAACTGTGCCGGTCGAAGGTCGCTTTTGCTTTGGGCAACGCCGGGACGGGTGTTGGGGAGTCGCTGCAACTGGTGCGGAAGGAAGTCAAGGAGACGGTGGTGCCGTCATTCGTTCGCAAGAGCTATATCACGATTCGGGAGGTCAAACAGAAATGAGTACGGAACTGGCGGCACTGCCGCAGCAATCACAAAAGATCATCGTCTCGGACCCGATTCCGGTCATGGACACCGGCATGTTTGAACACATGCAGCGGATCGCCCGGCTGATGGCCGAGTCCCCGCTGCTACCGCAACACCTGCGGGGCACGAAGAAGGGCGGAAACTTTATCGAGCATCCGCCGTCGAAGGTGGTCGCTAACTCGTTCCTAGTGGTCAATCAGGCGATGCGGTGGCAGATGGACCCGTTCGCGCTGGCCGGGGAATCGTACGAGATCGGCGGCAAGCTGGCCTATCAGGGCAAGGTAATTCAGGCGCTGGTGAACAAGCGGGCCGGGCTGGTCAATCGCCTGTCCTACAAGTTCACCGGCGAGGGGCCGCAACGGACGGTGACGGTCTCGGGGACGTTCGAGGGCGAAACGGAAGTCCGCACGGTTTCGCTGTCGGTGGCGCAGGCCAAGACGAGCAACGAGATGTGGGTGAAAGACCCAGACCAGAAGCTCGTCTACTCGGCAACGATCAAGTGGGCGCGGCGGTTTGCGTCTGACGTAGTGCTAGGCGTACTGACTGACGACGACTTGGAGCGGATGGCCGAGAAGCAACGCCCGCAGGTGACGGTGACATACACCGAAGGGGCGAGCAAGTCCGACCGGCTGGCGATGACGATGGAGACGCAGGCAACGCCGGTGCAAGCTGTCGCGGAACCGGAAGTGATCGAGGCGGTGGTGGTGCCGGAAGTCGAGCAACCGCCAGCGTCACGATACGCGAGCTATCTGCCGTTCATCAGTACGGCGACGACCGACGACCTTCCCGGACTGAACAACGACATCCAGACGGATGAGACGCTCACGCCGAAGGAAAAGACGGACCTGGGCGTTGAACTGCGGGCGCGGGCGGATGCGCTGAAGAAGGCGAAGTAAGGACGCCGGGGGTGCGCGGGCTGCGCAGCGGATGGACACGCTGCCCACAGAGTTCGATTCTCTGCCCCGGATTTGACGTGGTGGCTTCTCTCACGAAGGGGATTGTATGGCGATGACTCTCGATGAATATCAGGCACTGGCCCGTAAGACGGCAATCTACCCGGCAGACCGAGCTATCGACTACTGCGTACACGGACTGACCAGCGAGGCCGGGGAAGTCGCGGGCAAGTGGAAAAAAGTGCTGCGAGATAACGGCGGCGTGCTGACGGTGGACAAGGCTGGGATGGTCGCCGGGGAACTTGGGGACGTGCTTTGGTATGTCGCCAACCTCGCGTTTGAACTGGGCGTGTCGCTGCAGGACTTGGCCAACGCGAACGTCGCGAAGCTGCACGACCGGCAGAACCGGGGCGTGCTGAGCGGAAGCGGTGACAACCGATGACCGCCCGCACAGCGACCGACAAGCGACCCGTCAGCCTCACGAAGCGGCAGTGGCACCTGATCGCCATGACTTGGGCTGACAATCACTGGCAGCGGTACGCCAGCGTTATGGAGCGTGCCGTGCCGGTGATCCTGTCGCGGTGTGAAGAGGTCAAGTTGATGGACGACATCGTTGCCGTGCCGGGCAGCTTGGGCGGCTGGCAGACGGTCTTGGAGTTCTGCGACGAGTTCGAGGTGTTGCAGTGGAACGTCCAAGGCGACATCGAAAAGCAACTGAGGATAGACAGTCATGAGTAAACGAATCCAGCTTACGAAGTCGCAGCGGTTCGAGGTGTTTCACCGGGACGGCTTTGTGTGTCAATACTGCGGACGCAAGCCGCCCAGCACGGTTTTGGAAGTGGATCACATCCATCCGGTTAGTGCCGGTGGTGGAAACGACCTGGACAACCTTGTCACCGCGTGCTTCGACTGCAATCGAGGCAAGGGGGCGAAGCAGATAGGAGACGTGCCGCTATCGCAAGAGGATGTGATCGAGCGACGGCGGGCCAAACTGGAGCAGATGGAAATGCTGGCCGAGTTGCGGTCGGCGATTCTGTCGCAGGAAGAGGACTTGCTTGGCGATGCCGTTCGGTACTGGTCGGCTGCGTCTGGAAACAGTCTCGACGATTCAAAACTTTCCAGCCTGCGGCAGTTCGTCAAAAAGCTGGACATCCACGAGGTGTTTGAGGCGGTGGATATTGCTGTGGCCCGGAAGTCAGCCATGAAGGATCAGTGGTTGTACTTTTGCGGCGTGTGCTGGCGCAAGATCAAAGGGGACTGACGAGTGTCGGCACCTACCTACCCGAAGCGACCGTCACACTTTGCGCACAAGGCCGTGCGGTCGATGGTTAAGACCTGCGTGGCCCAAGAACACGGGCAGGGTGTCTTTGCGCTCCTGTGCGTGATTGCTCACACGGAAGACGCACGGCACTACACGAGCGCCGTGACGTTCTGGAATGAGCAACTGGCAGCCGTGACGGGGTTTGCGAACGTCAAGGCGATGGACCGCCAGCGGGAGAAGGCGATTGAAGCGGGCTGGCTGACGTACATTCCCGGCGGCAAGGCGAAGCCTGGGCGGTACTGGATTAACGTGCCGTCTCAGTTCCAAACACTGGACGACAACCCGACCGACGAAGGCGAAGCGTCCGAATTTGCCTCCCCACTTGCTACGTCAAATTTGACTAACAAAGTGGGGAAAGAACCGGGAGACAACCGGGAAGTAAGTGGGGAGACAACCGGGAAAGAACCGGGAGACAAGTGGGCAACATTCAACCCTAACCCTAACCCTAACCCTAACTTTGTCCCTGATGTTGCTAGCGCAACATCTCTGAGTGTCACAAAGGAAAAACCGAAGCCTTCGCGCCGCTTCGTTCCGCCAACCGTTCAAGAAGTTCGAGCCTACTGCACCGAGCGGGCGAACGCGGTGGACCCCGAGCGGTTCGTGGATCACTACGCGGCCAGGGGCTGGGTCATGAGCAACGGGCGGCAAATCAAGGATTGGCAGGCGTGTGTCCGAACATGGGAGAAAAACGATGCTGAGCGACGAATCGGAAGTGGCAACGCCAACGCGGCTGGTGTTTTCTCTGCCGCCGGTCACGGCAAGCGTGGCGGACTCGCAACTCACGAATACGACCGCGAGGCCGCTAACAACGCAGCCCTCGCCGACTGGGCTATCGAAGAAGGAATTCTTCCGGGCGATGGTGGCGCTCACCACGCTCAAAAGAACCTCGAATTTCACAAAGCAGCAACTGAGCGCGTGGTTTTGCGTTCTGCGGCGGTTCCCGGCGAAGGTGGTCAATCTATCGGTCGTGGAGCTAGCAACGTCGGAGACGCGATTCCCGGAGGTCGCAGACCTATTCAGGCTCTGTCAGCGGAAGATGCCGCGGGCTTACGTCCCGATGGCGGGTGATGACGACATGGGGAAGCCGGGCAAGGATGTGGTTCGGCAGATTGCGCAGGACATGGGCTTAACAGTGGACTAACACGGGGAGATGCGAGAGATGGCGAGTTTCAACAAAGTGATCCTGATGGGCAACCTGACGCGAGACCCGGAGACGAAGTACCTGCCCAACGGTTCGGCGGTCGGGTCAATCAGCCTCGCGGTCAACCGGACGTGGTTCGACAAGGCGACCCAGCAGAAAAAAGAGGAAGTCACGTTCGTTGATGTGACGCTCTGGGGCAAGGATGCCGAGGTCGCTGGCGAGTATCTGGCGAAAGGCCGCTCGGTCCTGATTGAAGGGCGGCTAACGATGGACACCTGGGACGACAAGGCCACCGGGCAGAAGCGAAGCAAACTCAAGGTGACGGCTGAGCGGCTGACGCTGATCGGCGGCAAGGGCGAGAAGTCGGAGACGCCGCAGGTTGCGGAAGGCGACAGCAATTGGACGAAGGCGGCAGAGTCGCAGGTGACGGGCGGCGAAGACGTTCCGTTTTAGGGGGGTGCAGCATGACGGATTTGGAAGCAGTCAGAATTATTGAGGCGGCGCATGCGAGGATCGTCGAGCAGCTGGAAGAGATCGCCCTGCTAAAAGGCGCAATCGCCGCACAGGACGAGCGTGAGCAAAAGGCCGGTGAACGCTGCGGCGTGCCACACGAACATCACGGCTGCGACTGGCCGGATTGGATGGCCGAGAAGGTGCTGTCGCAGGCGGCACGCATCGCCCAGCTTGAGGCGCTGGGGCCGAAGTGCGCGGCAATCAGGTCGGCAGCGGTCTTGATGGCAGTGTCTGAGCCCGGCACGCCCGAGTTTGAGCTTTGGCGCAAGGCTCTGGCGGCAGTTGAGGCGGAAGTGGAATCGCTCCTGAAAGGCGGTGCGTGAATGGTGCGGCGAGCCAAGATCAGATTGCCAGCGTTTCCCAGATACGCCAGCGGAGCCAACACGCCGGCGACGCCAGCAAGGGCGAGGAACACGCGCAAGCCTGGCGAAATGAACGGACTTGAAACGCAGTACGCGCACTTTCTCGAAGAAGAGCGGCTACACGGGCGTGTTCATGCGTGGCGGTTCGAGCCTGTAGGGCTGAGGCTGGCCGAGGGCTGCACCTACAACCCTGACTTTCTGGTGATCCTGCCAGACGGGTCGGTTGAGATTCACGAGACGAAGGGCAGGTGGGAAGACGACGCGCTGGTCAAAATCAAGGTGGCGGCCGAGATGTTCCCGTGGTTCGTGTTCAGGGCGTTTCAGTGGGTGAAGGGCGCGTGGGTGGTTCGGGAGTTCAAACCGAGATGATCGTGACCAGCTTGATAACGCAGCCGCTAACGCTCCGTCAGCGGTGGGCGATGATTGTTCTCACGGACGCGCCGCGACCGATGACGGCGGTGGAATTGGCGGCGCAGGTCAAGCAGCGGTTCAGCCAGAAGCGATTTGGACAGGTGTCGATTTTGCTGTCGTCGCTGGTAGCGCGGGGCCTGCTGAAGCGGTATCGCGTGGGGTCGATAGTGCTTTATTCGAGAACGGGGGTGGCGTGGTGAGTGATTCAACCGCCGTGCGATTTGGCGTGGTCGCCAAGTTGTCAGACGGCACCGTGCGGCAGGTGCTTCTTGATCAGGAGCAATACGACGGCGTGGCTAATGCGATCTACCTGTTTGGTGGATCGCCTCTGAGGGTTCACGCCGAGGTTTTGCCGTTGACAATTGAGAGCGTCGTGAAAGCAATCGAGAGTGTTGAGAAAGGCGGTGGGGAATGAGTGAGGCAACGCACTACTGGCCGAGCGACGACAAACCCGGCGTTTACGATCTAGTTCACGATTCCGGGGCGACTTGGAAGCAAGCGCTGTGGACTGGCGACGTGTGGGTAACAAAAGGAAACACCGCTCCGCCAATCGACCAGTGGGAAGCAATTGCCATCGGCTACCTCGGCGTCCGCCGCGAGCAGGCGACTCTCACGCCAACCCCAAGGCCCCTCACGCCCGACCCTGACGACGGCAACGCGATGGTGGCACAGGAAGCGTTGAATGAACTGCGAATGTGCCGGAAGTCCTATCAATTTGAAAGATGGTCAATCAAGTGGGGCAGGCCGCTAACTGAGATGCTGGGGGCGAGATGAACGAGCTTTGGGTGGCACGGGATGGAAACGAATCTCTGTGGATGTTTGTCGATGGTCGCCCACAGTGGGTGATTTCTGATCGGGAGTGGATTAGCGGACAGTTTCCATGCTGCTCTGTGGGCACCTTGCACGAGCGGCTATTCCCCGACCTTCTCCCCGGCCAGTGCCGCCGGTTGATCATGGAAAGCGAGGCGAGCGAATGAAATACAAAAATCAATGGGTCGTCTTTAGCCCAAGCGGAGCAATCGTGGGCGAGTCGCACATCAGCGAGCAGGCAGCGTGGTATGACGCCGAAGACAAGACCGGAGATCGCCGCGACGAGCTTCGGCTGATTGGATACAGATGCGAGATCGAGGAGGCGAGCGAATGAAACCGAAAGACCTGACTGACGCAGCAAAGCGAGTGCTAAAAACATCCCGACAGCCGACACGCGACTGCTGGCAGACCACATCCTTGCCACAGTCCGCCCCGACGACGACGAGCCGGTCACGCGGGAGCGGCTTGAGGCTGATGGGCGGTACTTCGGAGACGACGAAGACGCTTGGCTATGGAACGACACGGAAGGGTTGAGCCTCGATCTGGACGAGACTGGCGCAACGCTCTGGACGGCCTCATTCTTTACCGAGATTAAATCTCTTGGCCATCTACGCCGCCTCGTCGCGGCACTGGGGGAGTGAAAATGGGACGTGAATTGCGAATGGTTCCGCCGAATTGGGATCACCCTGTTGTTGTTCGACGCAACGGGCAAGACGGATATCAGCCGATGTACAGCGGCTCGTTTGAGGAAGCCGCAGCGGACTGGAAGGCAGACTTCGCCAAGTGGGAAGCTGGCGAGCGCGAAGATTGGATGGACGAAGAAAGCCGCAAGCTGGAGTTCTGGGAGTACAGCGGCGGTCCACCGGAGCGGGCGTATTACTGTCCGTGGGATTCAGAGGACGCGACGTGGTTCCAAGTGTGGGAGACCGTGAGCGAAGGCACGCCGGTTACGCCACCATTCGCGACTCGCGAGGAGTTGATCGACTACCTCGTGGAAAACGGCGACTTCTGGGATCAGCAACGCAGGCGTGAGCGATGCACGGTCATGAACTGCGATCCATGGTCCCGTGAGTCTGCGGAGAAGTTCGTCAACGGTATCGGCTGGGCACCGTCATTGGTTGTGACTAACGGCTGTGTTCAGTCGGGAGTTGAGGCGATGGCCGACATGGGAAAGGAGAGTGGGGAGTGATGAGTGTGGAGCAACACGCGGAAGCTGCGTTTGAGGAAATCGCAGATTTGGATGAATTGGACCGCTCGGAGCCTGAAGTTATTTCGATTATCGACAAGCATATTTGCGCCGCAATCGACGAGGCGACGGCACCGCTCAAGGCCCGCGTTGAGTCGCTGGAAGGGCTGGGACCGCTGATTGAGGACGCCATAGCGTGGGGGATTAAGTTTGGTGATGCGAACGAGGCGGAAGAACAAGCGGTGAACGCCGAGTTGGTCAAGATGCAGCAAAAGATCACCGCAATCCTGACTGGCGGTGCCCCGTGAACTGGTCCGAGACGCCACCGACTGGCGAAAAACTAGACGCCTTCAACCGCCTCTGCGCGATGCCTGATGCTCTGTTCGCCGCCTTGGGCTACCGCGTGACGCATGTTGCGAAGTGCTGCGAAGCGGGCTGCGAGCAGTGCGGGGGCCACGGGTATGTTCGGGTGTTTGATTCAGCGAAAAGGGGGCATGATGCCGCGCCTAAAACTACGTGAGCCGTCAACGACCGCTCCTATCTGGCCAGAAGACAAACGCTATGTCTCGGCGCGACAACTACCCGGCGAGTCGTTCTGTGCCTGCCTAAACCGATTGCTCGGTCACGGCAAAGCTAGGTGGCGGCAAGACTTAGCGAGGCGCAGTAAATCGTGTTGATTTAATTATTCAATCGCCTCCAATACCTCTGTCCGAGATTTCTCGTGCGGAGGTGCAGGCGAATGGGCTGGATCGTCGTAGTCGTGCAGGTCGGCCTCGCTATCTGGCGGGCGACAAACGGTTTCAAGAGCTACACGGGCGCGGCCCTGATTGCGGCTGGCTCGGTAGGCTACTACGCGACCTGCCCACGGGTGATGAACGCCGACGGATTCGCGCTGCCGGCCTGGATGACGCCGGACCTGTGGGTGATGCTGCTGGGCCTCGGTGGCTCGCTTGCGGTTGCTGGGCTTCGGTCGGCAATCGAAAGTTTTCGCCGTCAACTGACGCCGGAAGCGTTTCAGTTGCTGGTCGATATCGTGCGGAAGGCGTTCGAGCCGTACCAGACGCCGGTTGTGCCGGACGTGTTTCCGCAGGCCCGTTCGACCGAAGACGACAGCGGAATAGTCGATTTACCAGCAGTTACCAAGTCCCTGCTGGTGTTTTTGTCCATCGCCGGTGCCGCCTCTGCCGCCGCTCCCAAAGCCGTCATCAACGGGCCGACGACCGGCACGGCTGGCGAGTTGCTGACGCTCGATGCTAGCGGTTCGCAAGGCGACAAGGTTCGCTACCTCTGGCGGGTGCAACCGGACTTGCCGGGTCGCGTGATGTTTCGCACCTGCGGCGAAGATGGGTCAAGGATCAATATCGCGAGTCTGCCGGGTTCGTGGCAGTACACGCTCGTCGTCAGCAACGCAGAAGGGGCTGACCTGCTGACGTGGACCGTGACGATCCCCGCGACCCCCCAGCCGACGCCATCGCCTATTCCGCCCTCTCCTCCCGCTCCGGTGCCGACACCGACGCCGCCGTCGCCTGCACCGACGCCGCCAGTGCCGGGACCACCGGCCCCGGAACCTTCTCCCCCCACGCCGCCCGGTCCGCCTGATTCAAGGTTCGGCCTGATACGCGATATCGCCGAGTGGTCGAAGGGGGTGCCGAAAGCGGAACGCGAATCGTACGCGCTGATTTGCGATGCGATGGCGGCGGAGATCGTGGCTACTCCTGCCAATTTCAGCGGGGCGAATATCAACGAGATGGCCCGCAAGATCGCCGCCGCGTTTCTGGCCAAGATCGGCATTCCTCGCCCGAGCCTGCTGGCTGTCGTGGGCAAGCTCAATGCGAGGCTGAAAGAGATTGCGCCGCAGTTGAAGACGCTCGATGACTGGGCGGGGCTGTTCCGCGAAGTCGCTGCTGGTTTGCGGTGGGAGAAGTAAATGTCTCGCCGCCAGTGGTCCATTCTGAAATGGGGCGCGCCGTTTTTCCTCGGCGTGATGGCTGCCGGCTTGGCTGTGTGGCTGACAACGCCGCCATCGGTCACGCCCGAGGATCACCGCTACGGGTTGGTCGAGAACCACGCGGAGATTGCCGCGCCGGTCGTCGCACAATCGACGCCGTTCCAGATCGTGCGACCCGATGGCGTGCCGGTCTATCAGGACAATTCGCGGGCCGTGGTGAAGCTATGGGATGCGACTGTCAAAGTGCTGGGCAAGCACACGGACAACTACCCGCAGCAGGTCGGGGATTGTGTTTCGTTCGGCACCAAAAACGCGATTGAATACCTGCTCTGCATCCGCATTGCCCGTGATGGGCCTGCGACCGAGTTTCGCCGGGTCTCGACGGCGTACGTTTACGGTATCTCTCGCGTCCAGATCGGGCAGAAGCGGGTTCGCGGCGATGGCTCGGTCGGAGCATGGGCCGCGCAAGGTGTCGCTAAGTACGGAGTGCTGTCGCTCGATGATCCAGGTTGCCCGCCCTACTCCGCCGCCATCGCTCGCCAGTGGGGCAACAGCGGTCCTCCTGATGCGATGATCCGCCTCGCGATGCAGCGGCTGGTCAAGACGACCGCCCCGGTTGCGACAGCGATTGATTGCCGAGACGCGATCTGCAACGGGTATCCGGTCACGATTGCTTCGGACTTCGGATCGACAGACATCAAGCCGCGTGACCTCCTT